CAGAAGTTTAACCACGACGCTGAACGTAACGAACTGAACGAGACTTACAATGAATACCTGTTACTTGGATATAGAAACCACTTTGGATCACTCAACGATCTGGTGTGCAGTTACGAAGGTGAAGAACGATATACAAGTTCACACATCACCAGATACATTACAGAAGGTGTTGAATAATGCAGACGAAATCGTTGGACATAACCTCATCGGATTCGACGTGGGTGTTCTTGATCGTGTTTGGAACGTACGGGTTGCTAGGCATCTTGTTGTGGATACTCTCTACCTCTCCAGACTCTTCAACCCCAGTCAAGAAGGCGGACATTCATTGCGTAATTGGGGAACCATCCTTGGAGGAACAGGAAAGCTCGACTTCACAGACTACGACGGTGGATTAAGCGATGAGATGATTGAGTATTGCATAGCTGATGTTAAGCTGACTGAGCAGGTTCATAGGTGGCTATTGCTGCAGCTACGTAAAGAAGGATTCTCTGAGAAGTCTATTGATCTTGAACATCGTGTGGGCTGGATCGTAGCTGAGCAAGAACGCAATGGATTCAAGTTAGACACCCAGTATGCTGAGAAGTTAATGATGGACTTGATGTTTGAGATGAACAGTATCGAGTCAGAGTTACAAGCCATCTTCCCACCTATCGTGGAAGAGCGCTGGTCTGATAAGACAGGCAAACGTTTGAAGGATAAGGTGACTGTGTTCAATCCCGGATCACGTAAGCAGATAGCGGAACGGCTGCAGAGTCTTGGCGTTAATTTTAAAAAGAAGACTGAGAAAGGTAACATCATCGTTGACGAGAAGGTGCTTGACGGTATTGACAGACCTGAAGCCAAGGCGGTTGCGCGTTACATGATGCTACAAAAACGTGTGGCACAGATAGATTCATGGTTGAAAGCGGTACAAGATGATGGTAGAGTACACGGCAGAGTCATCACTAACGGGGCAGTCACTGGGCGTATGACACATCAATCACCTAACATGGCTCAAGTTCCTGCAGTGTCTGCTCCATTCGGTACTGAATGCCGCTCATGCTGGACAGTGGATGAAGGTAATAAGTTAGTAGGCATTGACGCCAGCGGACTAGAGCTACGCATGTTGGCTCACTACATGGATGACGAAGACTATACTAATGAAATCCTCAATGGCGATATTCATACGGCTAATCAACGAGCAGCTGGACTTGAGACAAGATCTCTTGCAAAGACATTCATTTATGCGTTTCTGTATGGAGCCGGAGATGCTAAGATCGGAGCTATCGTTGGAGGAAATAGCGCTACTGGACGCGGACTTAAAGAAACATTTCTATCTAACACGCCGTCTCTTGAAAGAGTTAGAGGAGATACTCACGCAGAGGCTGCATCAGGCTTCCTTGCTGCACTTGACGGACGAAAGCTCAGAGTCAGATCAGAACACGCCGCGTTGAATACGTTACTACAAGGTGCTGGAGCTATTGTTATGAAAGAAGCCTTGACAATCTTGAATGCTAAGCTACTGTATATACCTCACAGATTTGTTGCTAACGTCCATGACGAATGGCAAATAGAAACACCAGCATACTACGCAGATACAGTCGGACGTATCGGTGTACGTGCTATCAGAATCGCCGGAGAGACATTGAGCCTACGATGTCCATTAGACGGCGAATATAGAGTAGGCAACAATTGGGCAGAAACACATTAAGGAGAATCTTATGTCTGCAAACAAACCATCACCCATCACTGTACGCGGTACCGTCTACTGGTGTGAGCGTAACAAGCTCAACAAGTACAGTAACAAGTATCAGGTGCAGCTTGGTAACCTCAGTGACAAAGCTGTTGAGGCTATCGAAGAGATGGGTATAGTACCAACCAACAAAGGAGATGATCGCGGCTTCTTCATTGTCTTGAAGTCTACTAATCCTATGCGACTTACTGATGCAGATGGCGTTGAAATACCTCAAGATATTTTAATTGCGAACGGCTCAGAAGCAGTGGCTGTTGTAGGATATTATGACTGGCCTATCGGTGAAGGACGTTCGCCATCTATGATTAAGATGAAGATAACCAATCTTATCGAATACAACGACAGCTACGTCTCCGAAGCGGAAGCGTTGTGATCTTAATCGACGGTGACATCGTAGCTTATCGTTGTGCATTCAAGTGCAATGATGAGTCAGAAAAGACTGCCTTTTACACAACGGGCAGTTTCTTATCTGAGATGGTTAGTGATCTGTACACACAGATAGAAGGAGAACCAGACTACCGTGTCTACCTGACAGGCAAGGGTAACTTTCGTAACGACATAGCTGTAACTACGCCTTACAAAGGTAATCGTAAGGACAAAGAAAAGCCTGTACACTTGGAAGCAATACGTAAATACTTGATCGAGAAATGGAACGCAGTTGTATCAGAGGGTGAAGAAGCTGATGACTTGATTGCTATCGACGCTACCTCCACCCCTGACAGCATCATCGTCAGTCTCGATAAAGACTTCCAACAAGTACCGTGCAGACACTACAACTTTAACAAACGAGAACTGACTTCTGTTACTGAACAAGAAGGTCTGTTGTTCTTCTACCGTCAAATCATCATGGGTGACAAAGCTGATAACATTGTCGGTGTGTATGGTATTGGTGATAAAAAGTCTCAGAAGCTCCTTGAAGGACTGTCAGAGATAGAGATGTTCAACAAGTGCGTTGAGTTGTTAGAGTCTGAAGAGCGTGTTATTGAAAACGCTAGGCTGCTCTGGCTTCGTCGTAAACCTAATCAGATGTGGGAAAGACCAAGTGAAGAGAACAAGACGTAACATACCCAAAGGCTACGACAGCTGGTTCGAGTATGATCTTCACAAGAAGTTCAAGAGATGTGAGTACCATGTAGATAAGTTGACGTATACCCAAGTCAAAACGTATGAGCCTGACTTTATTTACCGTAACGGCGACTACACGATTTACATCGAAGCGAAAGGAAGATTCCGTGATAGAGCAGAAGCGAAGAAATATGTTGATATTAGCAGATGCCTTGGCGAGCAGGAGACGTTGGTCTTTGTCTTCCAGAACCCAAGAACAGTCATGCCCGGAGCAAGACGTAGAAGTGACGGGACAAGATACACCATGCAAGAGTGGGCAGACAAACAGGGATTCACATGGTACACACCAGAAACCTGTCCTGTCAGCTGGAGTACAAAACGATGACTAGACATTTAGTAATACCTGATACACAAGTAAAACCTGACATGCCTGTTGACCACCTGTACTGGGCTGGTCGTTATGCAGCAGCAACTAAACCTGACGTTATCATTCATCTGGGGGATCACTGGGACATGCCAAGTCTCAGTAGCTATGACGTTGGGAAGAAGTCATTCGAGGGTAGACGCTATGTCAATGACATTGAAGCTGGTAACGAGGCAATGGCTAGGTTCCTAGAACCCATTGAGGCAGAACGTAAACGCCTACGTAAAGGTAAGCGTAGACTGTGGAAGCCTCGCATGGTGTTTCTTCTAGGCAACCACGAGTACAGAATAGAACGAGCTATTGAATCAGACTCCAAGCTAGACGGGCTGATGTCATACAACGACTTCTACCTAGATAGCTGGGAGGTGGTACCATTCTTAGAACCCATCATCATTGATGGTATAGCTTACTGTCATTACTTCACTAGCGGTGTGATGGGTCGTCCTGTTAGTACTGCGAAGCTCATGTTGCAGAAAAAGTTTATGTCATGTATCATGGGACATGTTCAGGATAGGGATATAGCTTATGCAAGAAAAGCAGATGGAAGTAATATTACTGGTTTGTTCGCTGGCATTTTTTATACTCATTCTGAAGATTATCTGAACCCTCAGACTAACGGTAGCTGGTCAGGCATCTGGATGTTAAACGAAGTAAACAACGGATCGTTCGATGAGTTACCAATTAGTATGAACTACCTCAGGAGAAAGTATGGATGACGTTCGACGAGTTGTTGGAACACGTTGCTGAACACTACGATGAGGTAACAATCATGGAAGCACTAGAGATCACGGCAGAGGATCTGGTAGAGCGGTTTGCAGATCGTGTGCTAGAAAAAGTCTACAAGTTTAAGGAGATGGAATGAGTATTGACGACGCAACTCCAGCAGAGTGGGACGGTATTTCTATATTGAAGAAGCCAAAGGCAGACCCCGTAGAACAACCAGACCACTACAACAAAGGCGCTATCGAGGCTATCGAAGCAATCAAAGCATCTATGCCAGCCAACGAGTTCAATGGCTACTTGAAAGGCAACGCATTGAAGTACCTATGGCGCTATGATTACAAAGGTAAACCAGTAGAAGATTTACGTAAGTGTCGCTGGTACATTGACAGATTAATTAAGGAACTAATTTAATGGATGCATATCAACAGTACATACACAAGTCCCGCTATGCACGTTACCTGCCAGATGAGCAGCGACGTGAGACGTGGGAAGAAACAATTGACAGGTACCTAAACTTCTGGGTTGAAAAAGGCAGACTAACATTAGAAGAAGCTAATGGTATGTTTGCAGACATTCATAACTTAGATGTTATGCCCAGTATGAGAGCGTTGATGACTGCAGGGGGAGCACTAGATCGTGACAACGTAGCTGGCTTCAACTGTTGCTACCTACCTATT